CGCATTGCGCGCCTACTCGAGGACCGCTGGCCCATTGCAATTACAAGTGGCATAACATGGCTACCGCCGTTATCCAATCTGGTAACTATGACTTACAGATAGCAACAGGGTTTTTAGTTGACGCTTTTACACTTGACGACACCACGCGCGGAGTAATTGGGAGCACCGAATACGTATTAGACGGGACAACCGAATTTGCCAGCGTGTTAGACGGCGCGCTTAATGTCAACGTGCGACGTGGACGACGGGACCAAGGCGACACTTTCGGCGCCGGCACAATGACTTTTACGTTAGACGACACTCTCGCGGGTGGCGTTTTTAACCCGTTTAACGAGGATTCGCCGTATTGGGATACCGCGCAAGCTTTACCCGGATTAGCCCCAATGCGCGAAGTACGACTAATACGCTACGACACACTTAACGCCCCGCAATTTATTTTTAACGGCTACATAGTCAACTACGATTACAATTTTGCGCTTGGCGGCAACGATACCGTCGAAGTGTATTGCGCGGACCAATTTTATTTGTTAAGCCAAACCGTGTTGAACGAATTAAACGTGACTGCCGAAACATCGGGCGAGCGCATAGAAACCGTCCTAGATTTACCAGAGGTGGCGTTTCCAATAGCGGCCCGCAACATTGCTACAGGCACCGTAAACCTTGGCCACGCCGCCGCTTACACGGTGCCAGCTGGTACAAACGTACTTAACTACTTAACACAAATAAACGACACCGCCGAATTTGGCCGTTTGTTTATGTCTCGAGCGGGTGTGCTTACATTTCAAAATAGGCTCGGCAATACGTTGGCTGGCAGCTCTGCCGATTTCCACGACGACGGGGCCATAGGCACTTTAAAGTACACGGGCGTTGGGATTTCGTTTGAAGCGGACCAAGTAATTAACCGCGCCGTAGTAACCGGGCTAAACAACACAACAGCCACCGCTACCGATGACCCGTCAATAGCCACGTACTTTATACAAACCACAAACATTGGCAACAGCTTGCTACATGAAGCCGGCTCTATAACCACGGCAGCCAGTTACTTGCTTAACGGCCAACCAGAGGCCCGGTATACGTCTGTTGAAACCTCGTTTACTTTGCTTACTAATAGCCAACGCGACACGGTAGCCACCCTAGAAATTGGCGACACAATTACCATTGAAAAGACTTTTACTACTGGCACAACAACTAGCGAACTAGCCCAAGAGCTAGCCATTGAGGGCATCGAGCATCGCCTAAATTTTGCTACAGGCCATAGCGTTTTGATCAGTACTAGCCCTACAACGATTGTGTACGAATTTATTTTAAACGACGCGATTTACGGAATTATTGGAATAACCGACCCTCAACCGATTTTAGGATAAAGTACGATTATGCCAAACGAACAGACATCAGTACCGCTTTTTACTAGTGGCGAGGTATTGACCGCCGCAAACATGAACTTGTCAGCTGGTACTGGCGTACCAGTATTTGCAAACACAACTACGCGCGATGCTGGCTTCGGTGGGGCAGGCGAAAAAGTACTTGCCGAAGGGCAACTCTGCTACCTCTCGGACTCCAATATCGTGCAGTATTACACGGGCGCGGCTTGGGCTACTGTCGGGCCGTCATCGTCTGGCGTTTTGCAAGTTAAGAGCACATTTAAGAGCGACACTTTCAGCACTTCATCAACTAGTTATACAGATGTCACAGGGCTATCTATCTCAATTACGCCTACTAGCGCAAGCAATAACATTCTGGTAATGGTCACAGCAAACTTGGCAAGCGACGGAAGTAGTTACGCAGTGTTTGCGCGCCTCATGCGCGACTCAACCGCAATTGCTATTGGCGACACGGCAGGCAGTCGAATCAGGTCAACCGCTGGCGCATACCCAAACGGCGGATTATCACAAACAGCCGCCATGAACTTTTTAGACAGCCCAGCAACAACCAGCGCAACTACCTACAAATTGCAAATAATGCTTAACGCTTCAGGTACGGGCTATGTGAACAGAAACAACGGCGACACAGACGCGGCAACAACTAACCGCACAGTATCCACAATTACAGTAATGGAAGTAACCCCATGACCGACTACGCAGCAGTCTTAACAGCCAACTACGCAGGCAAACAATGGACATTAAACAACAACGACTACGCCACGCTTGAATGGCTTAGTACAGGCACAGCACCAACCCAAGCCGAACTAGACGCCGCATGGCCACAAGTCGACTACAACCAACAAGTAGCAGTTGTAGAAACAACACGCCGAACACAATACGAAGCCCAATCAGACGGCCTATTTTTTGAGTGGCAACGTGGCACAAACACCCAAGCCGCATGGGAAGCAGCAGTGCAAGCGGTAAAAGATGCAAACCCGTACCCACCTAACCCTGCTAACTAGTTTTGTGTTTGCAATTGTCCTGACCGCTTGCGAAACAACACGAACCAACGCACCATTAAAAGTACGCAACACCGCACTAACACGTTGCTCGACTATTCAACAATGCGAAAGGCTTGCTAATGACTAAAGAACGATCAGAGATTGAGCACTTACACGCAAGAATGATTGTGTTTGTTGGTTGCACAATTGCAGTGACATTTGCAATCACCGTCATTGGGTTTGTTTACGGCCTACTGTTTGTAACGCAGCCGCTTGAGCAATCACCAAACGACGCGCAATTTATAGATTTGTTGTCAACCCTTACCGTGTTTATGACTGGCACGTTGTCTGGCCTTGTAGCCGCTAACGGCCTAAAACGGAAGCCTGCCGAACCTGTAGCGCCATGAGCGTAATACCAGCGGACCCAAAAGTTATTGGCTCAAAGCCATACACGGGCAACAGTGACGGTGCCGCAGCTGGCCCACGTGCCGGCATGGACGAGTGGATTAGGCAAGCAATTAAGTTTGGTGCTGGCGCGTTTTGGAATAACGGAAGTTGGGGCGTAAGAGATATGCGCGGCTCAACAAATTTAAGTGTTCACGCCACTGGTCGAGCGGTTGACTTGTCATACAGACCGTCAGAGAAACAACCAAAAGCAAACCGTAAAGGCTCTATTGCGTTTTTAAATATCGTGTTAGCTAACGCAAACGAATTAGGTGTTGAGTGTGTACTTGATTATTTCCCTAAAGCGTTTGGGCGTGGTTGGCGTTGTGATCGTCAGCGTTGGAAGTCGTACAGCAAGCCAGAGATACACGGCGCGCCCGGTGGCGATTGGCTACACATTGAGATAAACCCACAAATGGCAGACTCGCCAAACCTTGTAAAACAAGCGTTTCAAAGGGTATTCACCGAATTGCCACAATAGTGCCCTATGGTGGAAACACCGACGGAAAGTT